GCCCGTATAATTAATGGTTGTTGCAGTGTCATTAATATCGGCAGTTAATTCCGCATTTGTTGGTATAGGGTATTTTTGCCCTAAATCTTCCAAGTCTTTCAAGGCGTCTTTAGCTGACAAGTTAAACGTGCCATTAAATAGATTGGCTGCAGTAATATAATGCTCTGATGTTTGCACTAATATAGGCGTTTCTTGAGTTTTATCTTTCGTGTAATAGTTCGAGATTATCTTTTTACCTTCCAATATATTCCTAGCTAAAAGTTTGCCGAAAAATGTGCCGGTATCACTGAAATTAATTGGCCCTGGGTCGCCTTCAAAATCAGAACAAGAGATGCTCATTGTTGACCTGCTAGCCAATCCCCTGCCAGCCTTTAGCATTGGAGTTGATTCACTACCACTATCAACACACTGGAATATTGAACTATTAAGTCTTGACTGACCTGAGATTGATGGCGATGGCTGCACCATCATTGGAGCGCCGTTTTCAGTTAAATAAATCGAATAAGTATCATCGCTTGACTCTTCACATGTTAGCGGCGTGTACCAAAGTGAATTATCAGCCTGATTTGATGTGCATACAGTGCAGTAAGGTAGTTGTATCTCATATACAACCCAATGCCTTTGTTTATACTCTGTACTAATCACAAAAAAGCCTCATTAGTTTTTGAATACGCATTAAATTTTAACGTGCTAACGCCTAGCTTTCTTGTCTGCCCATGCGCTTGAGTCATATCAGGCATGGCATTAAAGCAAGCATAGCTATGATCAAATTCATCATCCTCAAGAATATAAAAATTATTCTGAGTGACAAATTCAATCATTTCATACCATTCTGAAAAGTCAGACATCAGATTATTAGGCACAGATAAAACACAAGATAGTGCTCTCGATTCATGCGTCATTGATATAGGTGCATTCTGTAAGTTTGATGCGTTACGGTTTTTAATGTTTGTTATTGACCACGGGCGCTTATAGCCTGCCTGCTCGCCTCTTGGCACTGTGTAGTATTCGCCCATTGCAACATTAGCTACAGCCAAATCCTTATGCCCTTGAATTATTAAATCAATGGTTGTAGCCGTGATATCTGGCTTAATCATTATTGTTTTTGATTCGTTTAGTGAAAAAGGCTCGGCGAATATTGTAGTAACCCCGTCAGCAACTATAGTTAATCCTGTTTGCTCAGTGATATTAGAGCCGCAAATTGCTATATACCCGATATCCCTGGGAACATCAAATTCTATTGTGATTGTATTGTTGTACTCGCTTGTTGTGAATACTGACGAAAAATCATCATTGCCAATTACAGATATATCCTGCCCTGGGCTAGCTGGCACTATTGAGAATTCAGGATTATAAATAAAATTAGAGCCGTTCAAGTAGTTTGATTTTGAAATTATCATATATTCCCGCTCCTTTGCTCAACTTGAATTAGATTAGCTAATGCTATAGCAAAATCGCTTGCATTGTCATCATTTACAGTAACTCTTAGCTCGTTATTTCCAGCGCTGCCAGCGTAGTGCTGAAGAAACAGGAGCCGAAACAGAGCCGCCACCACGACCAGAGCTGTCAACCTCTTGCAGTGCCTGTAGTGCGCTAAGGTTAATTGATACGCCCGCAGCAATTGCAGCAGGATATGGCAAGTCTCTAAACGCCTTTATTGTTCCCACTGCCGCATCAGCGACAATAATACCCTTACCAACTTCCTTATTGTCATCAAGCAATGACGTGTTTATAGAGCTTGCCGCATTAAGATATCCGCGCTCTATTTGCTCACGCTCTCTCGCTGCTTTTCTTTGCGCTCTGATATTGGCATCCATTTCACGCTGAGCATCAGCAGAATCTTCCCTCCTGCGCCTTTGCTGATCATTAGTAAATTCCTCATCAATCTTACTTAATGCTTCCGTATGCTCAATTTTAAGATTCAATATTGTTTCATCGTGCCCTTCAGCAAGCTCTAACTCTTGGTTATACTTTTCGGTTATTAACTCCTTTTCCGTCATGAATCTACGGTTTATAGCCTCTAAGGCTGCCTTATCATTCTCTTCAATCCTCTCTCTTTCTAGATCATCATTATTAGATTTAATCTCTGCAATTATTTCTGATTCAGTTTTAATTTGCTTAACAGCGCTGCTTTCTATTGAGTCTGAAGAGCTTACAGGTGCTCCCGATTCTATATTTCTGCTAAATGATTCTGTTACGCTATTTTTCTTTGATACGGAGTCGTCAAATATCCCAATAAAATTTAATAAATCCTCGGTCACAAAAGGAATTATTGATGTCAACTCCTTGAAGAAATTAGTAACTGGCTCGGCAATATTCGCAAGTATTTTATTGCTAGCATCGCCCAATGAATCCGTCAACAAGTCAAAAGCTGTAGCCGATTCTTTTAGTTTATCCGCCTCTTCACGCGTCAACTGTATAGCGCCTGTTGCTGAGTTATATTGGCCTTTTAGCTTGCTAAGCTCCGCGCCGTTATTTTGGAATAAAGGTATAAGCTTAGATAAGTCATTACCTAAAGACTCAGTGACTTGAATCATATTGTTAGTGCTTAACCCTGCATCTTCCATACGAGAAACCAATTCTCCTATGACTTGCTCACTGCTTAAATCCTCCATCTGAATGGCAAGAGCTTGCGCCTCTTCAGTGGTAAGTCCTAAAGCATTTGCTACATCTTGAAATGGCCCGCTAGCATCCCTTGCAAACTCACCCATTTTATCCGCGATGTCTTTTGAGATATCAGCAATATTCTCGCCTTCAATGCCATACTGCCTAGTGGCAAATGACAGCGCTTTAAATTCAGAAGTTGATAGCTTAGCCTGCCTTGCTAATTGCTCAAGCTCCATTTGCCCTTTTCCAGCCATGACTACCATAGTTGATATTGCAGCAGCAGCAGTAGCGGCGGCAGCGCCAACCCCAGCAACAATCTTAGCGCCACCTATGGCAGTTTTTGACAGGCTTGAAAGGGATAAATCAGCCTTATTTGTCGATTCATCAAGATCATTAAGCTTATCAGTTGAAGATTCGAGCTTTGCATCCATCTTTTTTGTATCAGCATCTAGCTTTACAATAAGTTCTTCAGTCGGCAAGATTAAGCCCTCCATAAGTCTCGTTTTTAATTAGATTTCTTGGCGCGCCGTTGAATCTTCTTTCAGTGTGAAGCATCAAAGAAACATCTTGCGAAACCTTATCCTCAAGGTCTGCCAAAACTCTAATCTCTTTAAAATCCATACCCCAGGCCTCGCTTGGCTGAATCTTAAACTCATTAACTAAAAGCTTCCAATATCCCCAGTAATCAAAGTTAGTAGGCTTAAACTTAGGCCTTACTAGTGTTCTATACTGGGTGGTTTCTTTTTTTTTGTAAAATCCATCATTTCAGTGTTAACCATATTGACAAGCTCCATCATAACAATAGGCCATGGCTCTGACATATCACTATCACGCTCACTTGGAATAACACCAACCTGAAACATGGCATCCTGTATTTCATCTATAGAAATAGAATTATCACACGTTCTAATAACTGTATGGAAAACAATAGATGCTCTCTCAAATCCCATAAAGTCAGTTAGCTTGCTAAATCTATTTGCAATAGTTAAATCTGAAGTCTCAAAAAAAACAGATGAATAGCCCAATATATCACTCCACAAGTCGCGTCCTGTTTCACTGTGATAGTGCTTAATAGCGCCTAAAGTGAGCTTGCACTCATAAGACTTAAAGCATAGTTTTATTTGCATTCAGTGTTAAACCTCGAATATCTGTATAACAACGCTTCCATCAATCATTGAAAGGTCTCTAAGGTAGTTGTAATAAGCCCAAGCCTCTGGAGTAGCATAATTATTAGCCTCATAGCTATCATTTATGTTTAATGGATCGGTATTCATTTCAGTTTCAAATCCAGCCGACCTGAATATAATGTTTGACGGCCTTTCTACAGTTTGATTTGTAAGATGAATACGCATCTTGGCGGCACTTCCGAGCATGTATGCAAATTCTATCTCGTCACCACCATCAGGAACCCATATTCTAGGTATTAAGTCGCTGCCCGCCATAAATGGAGCGAATCCATAATTAGGGCCAAGAAATTTAGGGAATAACTCGCCCTCAAAAATAGGAAGCTTAATAACCTTGCAATCAATGGATATAGACGAAGCAATAGCCGACGAATAACCTAGTGCATCACTAAGCTGAGATATTAAACCCTCAAAAAAACCCATAGGAACAAGAGTCTCTATATTCAATATTCTATAAGTGGCTTTTCTTCCGTTAAGCCTTAATTCTCTTAGAGAACGATATGACTCTGAATTATTATAAAAAATATTTCCAGAAAGCGTTACTGAGTCAGACGAAAGCTCACCATCAAGATTGGTAATAAAGTCATTGTGAGACTTATTACTTATATCTATCAGTGAGCCGTTAAAAGACTGTGTAAACTCAGCTTGCCCAACTATAGAAAAAAGCCCATTTCCAGCGTCAACCTGAATAAGCACTTTTGTTCCTAGCAGCTCTTCAAACATGCCTTATATATCAGATGCAGGCGTGTGCGTATAAGCATTGCTTGATGAGAATGTAACGCTAGATGATACGGCAGCGCCCTGTCCTAAAGTGTCATTTAATGCGTTAGGCGTAAACAAACCCTGGAGTGATTCATCATTTGCATCACCTGATCCAGTGTAAGTTATCGTATAGTCGTCTTGCTTACCTGAAAATATATCCTCTCGAACTTGACGTGAAGTTGATGAGTTATTGTAAATAATATCGACAGTAAAAATTAGCTGCTTAGTTGCTAGCTCGTTATCAAGATTAGTAACGTAATCCTGATAAGATTTATTGCTGATATCAATTAAAGCGCCGTTGAATTGCAAGGAAGAAGAACCTTGACCAACAATAACGCCTGATGATGTATGACTAATAACTACATTAGTGCCGTTTAATTCGCCTGCCATTTTTACTATCCTCTAGTTTGATAAGAAATCCAATTGACTGTAGCATCTCGCTTGTACCAGCCATTTTCAATACTGCCAGCACCTACTTCAACGCTGTCAATATAAACTTCGCCAATAAAGGCGTTTGTATAAAAAACTGTTTTTATGTCGCCTATGATTTCAAGCTGTAACGTGTCATAAATAGGCTGATTACTTCCATCTAGTGCGTTGACTTGCACAAATACTGATACCTGAAAAGCACCACGCTCATCATCAGAGCTGCTAAAAGTTTTACCCATGCCCTCAGATGTTTGCGGTAAAAATAATTGAGCAACAAAAGCTTCATTATGATTAGAGTCAAATTTATAATTTTCATAAGCAATAGGAACAGACACAGCACTAGCAAGCGCAGTTGAAAGCTCGTTTCTTATGTCAATATGACTCATTAATTTATACTCCTAATTGCCTTTTGCATTTTCTTCATTTCTTTTCTAACCCATCCACTAGGGGCTTGAGATGAATAGCCGCCTATAGTCTTTTTGCCATCTCCTTTAACCGGATCAGGAAATCCACCATATTCCAGCTTATTTATGTATGGCATATTATTAGTATAATAAAGCGTCTTTCCTAGTATATCTTTAGGCATTCTGTCTAAACTTCTAAGCGAGCTATTTCCGTTTTTATCATCACTTCTTACACCGCCACTACTAGGCTTTAATGCGCTAAAAAACCAGCTATTTCTAGCCCTACCACCTTCATCGCTAACTGGCGTACCTATAGCAATGTTACTTAGCCCAGTTAAAAATATTCCGCGCAATTGCTTTTCACGCTCAATAGTTAAATCCTCAACAGCATCAATAATATTTTGCTTGCCAACTAAGGGCATTATAACGGCCTCAA